CACTGACCGCGCTGTTCAGGGATCTGGGCCATCCATGCCCAGATGCCGCCAAGCCGCACTACCTGGCCCTGAGTGCTGAGGCATTCTCCGCCATTGCCGCCGAGCTGCGCACCATGAAGCGACCGCCTGGAGCCCATCTCTTCGCGGAGCAGGCCACCGGCGATCTGGCCGCTGATGTGGCGCCGACGCTAAACCAGACCAGCATTTATTCCGCTCGGAGGCTCGCCTAATGACCGCCCAAACTCTCAGCGCCCGTGCGGGCGATTTCATTCTCAGTGAGGCGCCTGGCACGCTAAGCCGGGAGCCCGTTGTAATTGCTGCAGGCGCGGGGGCCCTAGGCTCCTCAACCGTGCTCGGAAAGCGCGCGCGGGCCGGCAACGGCGCCGTGGTAACCGGATCAATCGCCACCACGACCCTGACGGTGACGGCGGTAACGTCCGGCACGCTGACCGTGGGCCAAACGATTAGCGGAGCTGGAGTGACGCCCGGAACCAAGATCACGGCGCTTGGAACGGGCACAGGCGGGACCGGCACCTACACGGTGAGCGCCTCGCAGACCGCATCTAGCACCACGATTACCGCCACGGCGGCGGCCGCCACGGCATGGAGCGCCAATACCGGTACCGGCACGGTTGGCGCAATTACGGTGACTACGGGCGTCAAGCTCGGAACCTACAAGCTGGCCATAGTAGAACCCGGCACAAACGTCGGCACGTTCACGGTTACCGGCCCTGACGGCGTCCTAATCGGCACTGGCGTAGTGGCCTCGCCATTCAGCGCTGGCGGCCTGGCGTTCACGGTATCGGATGCCACAGATTTCGTGGCTGGCGATGGGTTCGACATCGTAGTGGCTGCCGGTGACGGGAAGTATGTGGCCTACGACGACGACTCCACCGACGGATCTGATGTGGCCGCTGGGATCCTGATCTATCCGGTCGATGCCACTAGCGCGGACCAAGACGCGGTCATTATCGCGCGCCTGGCAGAAATTGATAGCGCCCGCCTGGTGTGGGCCGCCACGAACGACGCGAACGACAAGACCGCGGGTCTAGCCGATCTCGCCACCGCCACTGTTATTGCGAGGACCTGATCATGGCCATGGTGGACCCCTTCACTCCGAGCGCCTTCCAACTTACCGAGTTGACGGCAAGTATCAATAATCTCAAATATCGCCCTTCCCGCCTATCCGGTTTCTTTGAGGAGCGCGGCGTTGCGGCCCTCAGTGTGGTCGTGGAGGAGCAAAATGGAGTGCTCTCGATATTAGAAACTCGCCCGCGCGGCGCTCCAGGGCAACCGATGGGCCGCGATGACCGCAAGGTCCGCTCCTTCGCTATTCCTCATATCCCAGTACAAGGCCAGATCCTGGCCGACGAAGTACAGGGCGTCCGAGCCTTCGGTAGCGAAAATTCTTCCGATGTGTTGGCCATGCGGCTATCAGAAAAGCTGCAATTCATGCGCGACAGCCTGGACTACACCCTGGAATCTCATCGGCTGCAAGCCATAATGGGAAATTACATCGACGTGAACGGCGATGCCCAGTCTCTGTTTACGGCCTTCGGTGTGAATCAGCAGACCCAGGCGCTAGGCTTGCACGCCACCAATCGTAGTCAGATCCGCCAGAAGATGTTCGCCGTCAACGGAAAGGTCGCAACCGCCCTCGATGGCACGCCATACAGCGGCATGACGGTACTTTGCGGGGACAACTTTTGGTCCGCCCTGCTGGATGACGCGGACACCAGAAACACATATCTTAACCAGGCACAGGCCGCTGACTTGCGCGGCAACCCGAGCGATCGGTTCACCGCGTTCGGCGCGATGTGGGAATGGTATCGAGGCACCACGGCCGCGAATCTCGGAAGTGATGCCTATGTCATTCCAGCTGGAGTACCTGGTCTGTGCATCACGCGGTTCGCTCCAGCGAACTATGTGGAGACGGTGAACACCATGGGCCTGCCGCTGTACGCGAAGTCCGAGCCGCTTCCGCTTGGAAAGGGTTACCGGCTAGAGGCGCAATCAAACCCGCTGAACCTGGTGACTAGGCCGGCGGCCATGATCAAGCTCACTATCAGTTAGACTGCCATGGCTTATTGCGCCCAGGACGACATGATTCATCGGTACGGTGAGCTGGAGCTGATCCAGCTCACTGATCGCGATGGATCGTTAGGCCACATAGACACCACGGTGCTTTCCGCCGTCATAATGGACGCAACGGCTGAAATCGATGGGTATCTCAGGGATGGCGGCTACAGGTTGCCACTAAGCGAGGTACCTCAGACCCTGGTACGCCATGCCTGCCAGTTGGCGCGGTATTATCTCTACGATGGCATCAGGCCTGAGCCAGTACGTGAGGACTGGCAGGAATCGCAGCGATGGCTCGAGAAGCTGGCCCAGGGCAAAATCAAGTTGGCCGACAGCCGCGCCGAATCTACGGGCGCCATCGCAGCCGGTAGCCGGACGATGATTTATGACGGCCCAACGATGAGCCGCTACGCGCCATGACCGGGATCAGTATCGAGCTCGACTACAAGGAAATGATAGCAGTCGTGCGCCAGATCCAGGCCCGCATGGCAGACGTGGGCCCACTCATGCGATCTATTGGCGGAGCGATGCTCACGAATGTGGACCTCGAATTTCGCGGCGGCCATGACCCATGGGACGCGCCGTGGAAGGAACTATCCCAAAGGACGCTGGAACTAAGGCGGAAGGGAAGAGGCGGCGGCAATGCTGCGCAAATTCTCGTAGATACAGGACGCCTACGAGATTCTTTCAGCCCAGCCATTATTGGCGACGGCGGAAATAGTGTCACGATAGGGACATCGGTAGAATATGCCGCCGACCATCAATTCGGAGTCCCTAATAGACGGCTTCCGAAGCGCCAGATACTCCCACAGGCTGGCGATGATCTTCCTCCATCCTGGAAAGATGAAATCATTTCCATAGCGAACGCATACCTGATGCCGAAATGAGCACGAACTATCTGGACTTGGAGCCGCTCCTGATCGCCCGCCTAAAAGCGCAGGTGCCCTCCGCTCTAGACGTGCTATCTGCCGCAGATCTGGCATGGGCGGAAGGCAGGACACTACGCACGCCTGCGCTCCAAGTGTTCTACTTCGGCGATGCCTTCGATGACTCTGCCGACCGAGGACGACACATGGAGGTGACCCAGACCTGGGCCGTGATCGTGGTCATCCGCCACCAGCAGGGGCCGTCGGCCCAGCGCGGGCAGGCCGGAGAACTTATCAGCGCGGTGATTGCCGCGCTCCAAGGCTGGGAGCCATCTAAGAGCCATGGGCGGCTGGCCAGAAAAAACGCGCCCGCGCCAGTCTATGGCGAGAGCGGATATGCATATTTTCCTCTGTACTTTTCATGCCGAGTCCTAACGAGCGGCAGCTAATAGGAGCAATTCGATGTTCGATACGAAAGCCGTTGCCCCGGTCTATCTGGAATGCCGCTTCAAGGCCGGTATCTGGTCAGGGGACGTGGAGCCTACCAATTTCTATGATCCCGTGAATTTCACCAAACTCGATATTACTCCCATAACGCAAGATAAAATCGAACTGAAAAGCAACATGCTGGGCAGCATGGGCGAGGCGCTGGATACCCAGTACAAGGCCAAGGACAGCGCCGCGCTATCAGCCGAGCTGGACACCTTCAATGAGACTTTGGCCGCCATCGTTCTCGGCGCGGATGTCGCAGCCCTAAGTCGTGCCGGCGGGTCAGTGACCGATGAGGCAGTGACCACTCTCCTAGACCTGTGGGTGCCCCTCGCCAATAAGTACCTGGCGAGCACCGGATTCTCGCTCAAGACGAGCGGTGATGGAGCCGTGTCCGCGACCAAGTACGAGGTGGACACCGTCCTCGGAATGGTCAAGGCTATTCACGCCGACGCAGTTGGGACTGGAATGAAGGCGAGCTACACCAAGGCCGCCGTCGCCGGGCGCACCTACGCAGCCGGAAAGGCCAAAACCACCTATCTCCAGTTGCGCGGAGTCGCATTGGATAAAAAGTCAAATCAATATGGGTCGCTCCAGATCCATAAGGTTTCCGTGATGTCTGATCAGTCCTGGGATGTCGTGGCCGGAGGACATCTAAAGGGCTCGCTGAAAGGGACGCTTATCACTCCGACGGCCTATAGTTCCCCCTGGACATTCGAGCCGTACACCGCGAGCTAACGCCGCATGGCCATCACCCTCGGCGCCATCACCCTGCCGGCGGGCCTGCGCTGGATCGATGAGCTGGACTGGTCGCCGACGGTGCAGAGCATCGA